TTGCTTGGGCCTTAGCGGTCTCTTGTACGTTCTTTAATTCTTTCTGTAATGATGTTTGTAGATAACCTGATAGAGCGTCTGAAAATATATAAATACCCTCTGTCCAATCATATATTTTTTGATTAATTTCTTCCCATTTGCTCGTGGCTTCATCTTGCAATTCAGCCAATTCCTTCATTTTTTCAATCAAATATTCTACAACTTTCGCCTCTTCCCCATACATAGTAATTGCCACTCGCAAAGCATTGGTATAAACCTGTAAAGTAGCTGTGTTTTCATCGTACTGATCACCAAATATTTTTCCTAAAGTAGTTACTTCTTTTAATCTTTTTCCAACATCCTGCATTATTTCTGCTGCACTCATAAATTCAGTATTTACCATAACCATCGCATCAGTTATAGCTCTGGAGTGCTCATCAAGAATCAACATTTCAGTATCCAGATCTTTTATTTGGGTAAGAATATTTTGCACTTCTTCATCCATAAATCCAAGCCCCTGTCCTATGAGTGTCTTCAAAGTATTCAATAGAATTTCTGAACGGGACGAAAGAGCATCTAATTGATTTCCAAATATACTACTTGTTTTAGATACGAGAGCCATTTGAGTCTCCATCTCTTTCAAGGTCTCAGCAATGGCCGGGTTAATTACACCGCCACCACCACCATCTCCTCCTCCACCACCATCTCCTCCGCCACCGCCTCCGTCTCCGCCATCACCACCTCCTCCGAAGTCTCCAACCTTGGAAAGTTCGGTGAGTAATGTTTCAAGTTCCATCCGGGTGGAATTGATTTCAGCTTCTGCGTTCTGGAAATTCTGTACCATTTTGACCCCTGCGTATGTTGATGCACTGGCAACTCCACCAAACGCTTCCATCAATCCCTTTACTACTTTTTGGCCGGTTGTTAATTGGGCCGCCTGCTTATTCGTGATTTCATCAATTGCCTTTTCCTCCAGTTTAATTAACTTCTTCTGAGCAGCCTTCACCCTGGCTTCCCTCAACAATTCATTGATGTATGCCGTTTCGGCCCTTGTGGCTTCTTCCTTGTTAATGGTTTCAATTGAGATATTACCCAGATATTTAGGACTAAGCTGGTTAATTGCTGCAATAGCCTTTTTTCGTTCTTCCATCGACTTGTTCACATCCTTCGCTATCCGGAACAGTTGTTCAAATTTTACTTTCTGTTCCAAAATATTCTTTACCGCTGTATCTTCTACTTCATTCAATGCTTTTTGTGCTGCCCGGGCCTCATGTGCCCTATTCGTGAAGGCTATTAATGCTACCGTAGTAGCTGCTATCAATGCTGCCGCGGCAACAAACGGATTCTTCATCATGGTAATTGTAAGAATCCGGAATACTTTTATTACTCCCCCTACCAATGAAATCAGCCGTGGAATTACCCTGCCAATCAACAAGCCCAATATAGAAGTAACCGGGCCGAGGGCAATTACAAGTCCACCTATTCGTACGATCCAGCGTTTCTGAACTTCGTTCAACCCATCAAACCATAATGTGAGCTTTTGTATTCTTTTAGCGAATCTCTCCAGCACCGGTATCAGGACTTCTGCAATTGTCCCTCCCAGCACGGTCATTCCGGTCTTCACACTGCTCACAGCCACATTCCATTTGAATTCAATGGTTTCAGAGGCCGCGTCAAAGGCATCCCCCAAGGATCCTGTCGCATCTTCCAGTTCCCGGAATATCTTTTCGTTGTCCTCCAAATTGGCTCCCATTATGTCCAGTACACCTGATAATGCCCGGATGTTTGGAAACACCTTGGCCATCACATCCTCCCCGTACTTGTCAACACAGCCGGACCATAGGCATTCATTGCAGAGGTTACCAAGTCGGCAACCACCTTCACTTCTCCCAATCCACCCACCGATGCCTTGGTGGACATCGCGAGCACATTCATCGCTCGTGCCCCTCGGAGACCCGCCGATGTGATAAAGAACATTGCGTCCGCCAATTCTTTTGGAGCCTTGCCCAATCGCGGGGCCATCTCCAAAATGTCTTTACTCCATTCATTTACTTGATCCTGGGAAACACCTACCAATCCTACAATCTTGGACATGGAACTCTCAAAGTCCATATGCATTTTCACGGCAGCTCCCCCTACCAATGCCATCGGGGCTGACATATACATAGTCACAGAACGCCCCACCTTTTTCATCGCTGCTCCGGTGGTAGCCAACTGGGCATTGATTCTATTGACGGAAGATACTGTCCGTTTCTCGAATCGTTTCATGCTGGCCTCGGCCGTAGCCAATCCGGCAGAGTTGACTCCCAATGTCGCTATAAGTGTTCCAAGGTTCATTTCTTTCTCTTTCTTCTGACTTTAGATAATTTCGTTATCCCAATGAGCGCTTTCTTAATCTCATCAACCGTTTGTTTCTTTCGCACAACCCAACCATCCTTGGTTAAAGAACGGAACATACCATCCGGCACCTTCTCTTCTTCCTGCTTTTCCTCTTCTTCTTCATCCATACCCCATTGTGGAATGAAGTCATTTGGAACGGTTGTTATTAAATCCCCTTTTTCTGGATCATGGAAAATACTGTGAATAATGTTAGTAATAACACTCATCAACGATGCCGCGCGAAAATCCGCTCTCCACTCGCCAACAGGATCTAATCTATCATACGCTTCCCACTCACTCAATTGAGCAGAAGTCAGTTGATCCAACAAGTAATCTGGATGAGGATATCCTAATTCTCTACAGAGTCTGAACTGGAATTGCCGACCGGGTCGGCATTTAAGTTTTTTAGTATCTCCTCCTTATCCTCTTCAGAAATCTTGTTTAATTTCTGAGCCTCGTTAATAATGATCTCCAAGCGAAAGGCACTCATGTTTTGGCTCAGCGTCGATACATCGGCAGGTGACAACAACAATACTCCTTTCTCATCACACAAGGTGCATACTGCTAACTTGGCCCGGAAATCCTTCAGGGATCCTTCATAACTGATTGCCCCTTTCTTGGTTCTGACTTCCTTGAACAAAGAACGTTCAAAGGTATCCCGCTCACGTCCCGTCATTTGACGGACATAAACGTAATCGCCCTTGTCGAGGTCCACTTTTACGACCTCAAGTTTTTCCTTTTTCAATAATGCTTCTTTGTTTAATACTGTCATGATTAACTGTTTTTAATGATTAATAAATATCCTTGATTAGGATTAATATCTACTATCCGGGAGAAGCCGAAGCTGACCCAGAGTTCAATGTCGGGACTCCACTGATTTTGATAGTCACATCAATTGTGATCTTATCATCAGGTGGAATGGTCAACGGCATATCAGTTACCAGCCCTTCAAATTCCATAGTCGTGGTGGCATCGTCGGGAAGAACAATCTCATAATCCCGAAGAGTGTCACTGGCGAAATCATCCCACATTGTCTCATACTCCGCACGGGTGAAGTTCATTGCAAGTACGACGGTACCGCCGTCTTTGAATCCAGCAATGAATTCCCTCCATCCATCTGTTGAGTCCAATGAAGTGACATCAATCGTATCACGACTTGGTGAAGGTCCGGTAATTGTGTTGATCTCGGCAATGTTTGCCCATGCCCCGGTTGTAGTGTTCCATCTTCTGAAGAGGGTTCCTACACCTGATACTGCATCACTCATAATTACCTCCTTTGCATATTAAAATTAATAATAAATCTCGCTCTGCCATTCTCATCCCAATCCAACAGGGCAGGCCCGTTGGAACAACGAATAACAGTATATAGTGTCTCGTTCCAAGTCTCGTGTCCTCGACCATGTAACGAAACCATTATGTTATGTGCCAATGTCCATCCCGTTTGATAGTTATTGTTTCTCACTCGTATCTGAACGGATGGATAGTAATAGTCCTCTCCTTGTTTCAACGTCAGCTGGGGCGGAAATCCAGGGGTTTCAAATATAGTGACGCAATCATCCGGGGAGGACGGCTCACGTCCAACAAACAAATTAGTGGCGAATGTCAGTCCCAATGAGCTTTCATCTACCAGCATATCCTTTATATCTTCCGCACTTGAGTTCATTTCCTTATCTTTGCATTACGTTGTATAATCCCCAGTACCTCATCTTTGTTTCTTTTCAACGAGGCCTCAAAAAACTTGGCTCCTGCACCGGGGCGTTGAAAATTGGCATCTACCGCCTCGTGGACAAATACGGCATAGTTGGCGCTGAACCCGATTAATAAACCAAATTTGTCCCCTTCACGGATAGGATTGGTAAACCAAGAATCTCTTAAATTGCCTGTATCAACCGGAATCATTGGAGAAGTCTTGTCCATGCCCCTTCGAATTAATATAGCTGCTTCGATCAGCCCAGCCATGCTCCGTCCCTTTATGGCAAGGATCTCCTTGTTAAGGTTGCTCAACACAACATCCATTCCCTTCAATCCTGTAGCCGGTTTTACTGTTCTTATTGCCATTATACATATGCCTTTCTTACAAATTCCGTTGTTGACCGGTGTGCCGGCGTTTTATCAAACCTCAGTATCTCGCGTGCCCCATCCTCTTCTTTCGGATCATCCGGGTTGCTGGACAAGTCATCTAACTCACCCAAGTACAGATACCCCAACTCATCCACATCCTGTGTCAAGAATACCCGGGCCTTACTTACAACTTCTTCTCCAAGTCGATCACCAACCCTGGTAATTTTTTCTATCCGTTCCTCCCAACGACAAGCGATTTCAACCGGGTCAGCAAATGTCTTGCCACCATATCCATCGTCAGCGGGTGTTCCCCAATAAACTGCCGTCTGAAGACAAATCCGTTTCAAAAAATTATCAATCATCAGTCAAAACTTTTAATTGCATGGATACTCGCTCCCTTTTTACCAATGTTTGCCATCTTCCCGGTGAAGTCCAGTTGCATTACCATTTGTCCGTACGGAGTAGATGCAAGATTCTCTCGGAATTGTCCAGTGTATTCTACCGATACATCTCCTACCTTCTCTTTTGAAGTGGTACGATGGAGAGATACTGATAACATATGAGCCGTGAACCATTGTTCAACTGCTTCCAGTAAAGTATCAGTCATTTCATCATCATCTTCAAAGATCTGTGTTACCAAAGCACTTGCCACTGTAATATAGCGACTGACTATGGTGTCAGACACCGAACAATTGTCCATTATTTCTTTAACCTCTGTTGCAGTCGTTCTCGCCATTTTTCACTCCTTCCTGTACTTATTAATTCATTTTCTGTTGGTTTTTCATAGGTGGTCCCTGCCCACAATGTACCACCCGGAATGTATATCACCCGACTTTCGAGCCAAAATGTCCTCATCATATCTCTCCATTCTTTTTCAGGAGCAATAAAAGACAAAACAACCACATATCCATCCCACTCCCAATCACGAGCCTGTCGAGCTGCCTTGATTAAATTTGCGATTCTACCTTTATCAGTAAAATCTTTATTTTTCGTCTCCTTTCGAAACGTGTCTCCATCCAACAACTTGACCTGATACCCTTCATCCTCTTGTAACTCCTTTGCAAGAACTCGGGCATAGTGTGTTTTGCCTGCCCCGGCTTTACCTGTTATTAAATAAACCATTCTAACACGGTTTTTAACATCTCTAACAAGCTATTTATATATAAACGGTACATTATGTTATTTTCCCTTCTTTGTGCCTTACATGCCATAATTTAGGATCCACAAAATCCAGTATTTCACTCTTATAAGGCAAACGCAACCAATCCAACATCTCATGTATCTGGGTATAATCTCCATCCACCATCCTGTGTGGCCAAATCTGCATGCATTGTAATCCTTCGGTGACCATTTCAACGAACCGCTTTTCATGTTGTTTCACCCACCACTTCCATCCTTCTTCTTCACTCTTTGCCTTCACCATCCATTGGTTCTCTTCCCGTATAAATGCCCGCATGAAACCAGTTCGTAGACAAGAACGAACTATGTCATCTGTATTTCGCCTTACAATTATCCACTTGGCGTTCGGAAAGGCGTAATGCCAAGCGGGCCACATCAGGCACATCTTTGCTCCTTTATACATCCACGGGCCTTCTTTGTACCCTTCAGCGAGCAATACCTGTTCTACTTCTTCCTTCAAGTCCGATGGTATCATCAAGTCATCTACATTCGGTAACGGGTACTGTCCCATCGGGTCGACCTTTATTCGCCTCAGATAAGGCTTGACAATGGTATTACGAATCCGGGCATTCTCAAACATGCCACGCTGGTTATTGTGGTTCGGTCCTGACATCTTTCCCCCAAACGCCCCACACATATTAATCACACCGGCTATCATGCTTGTGCCGCTGCGGGCACACCCGGTAATTAAGATTGGTGCCGTCATATTTTTATTTTCTTTCATTGCCAGTATTTTTTAACCCATTCCGCTTCAATTTGATCTGGCCTCGGTGTGCCGTGACAGGATACAATTCTTGCATTTGTCGGCAGCAATGAATCATCTATTTTTTTCCTTTTTCCCCCCTTCTTGCGATTTCTTACCCATTTACGGACATGCCTTTTGAAACTCACTATCTGTCCTGGTGTAATGTAGTCCCAACGGTCTGCAATTACCCCGGCAACTTGCCGAAACCAATATCTTTCACGTCCTTTAGTTTGTTTTTCCACCTCTGCCACATTCTCAATGAACGGAAGCCAAAACATACGTTCTGTCTCGGGGCCTGCTCGGAATGAGAATATATCCCCATCCAATTTGTATTCTTCCCCTCGCTTGAACTTCGATCTCGCACAAAACAAACCGGCATAATTCATAATATCTTTCAAAGACCCTACAATCACTAAATCCAAATCCAAGCACAGGACCTGGTGCCCGAAAAATCCCGCCTCCTGGCTAAACACAAACATCCTTGGAAGCACTCCCATCCGAGTCACAAAAGGAAACGGACGCAGATCCACTCCTTCGCAGACATTCAGTTTCTCGTTTGAGAAGCAAACAAAATGAAACGGACGCGTGGCAAATCGCTCCACTCCCCGGTACAGATTATTTATGTACAGAGAGGGAATGGATGGTTTGACCTTTCCTACCTTGTGCAGAAAAGGCTGCTGGCGATTCACATAATTCTCGTCAAGTTCCTTGTAATTTGTCTGTTGCCAGCGGTCACCCTGCCAATAAAAACAAACCACATATACCACATCTTGCTCCATCATTTTATCCCCTCGCTATTTCATTCAACCACGGGTAATGGATATCCAAGTACCGGAATGACCCATCCCCCGGCCTACCTGTGATGATAATTACACCCCTTGGAAGAGTGCTTCTATTCTTACACGTACTTAATTTCCGCATCCAACGCTGAGGGAACTTAGGCTGGTTTGGTATCCATCTTCCCATCACATCCTGGTCACTCCGAAAGCGTCTCATGTAAAGATCCGGATGCTTTCTGAACTTATCATAAATGCCAACCATACTGCCCGGATCAAACAACATCGTGGCCGCTTGGTATTGTCGAACAACTCCCTTTGGAAGAGTACTCTTTGTAGACAAACAACTATTGAACATTACCAGATTCCCCGGATAGTCCAGTATTGGAGAAAGATTGCGCACAATATGTGAGTCCAGATCCATGTACAGCGTTCTTCCCCCCGGCAGGTCCGAGCGGTGCAACTCCATCTTTGCCCACCAACCGGGCCAATCATGCTTCAATGGAATAATCTCACCCGGGATGTCAATTCCAAGGTCATTTGTCAGGCAATAGAATTTGAAAGGCCGGTCAATATATTTACTCACGCTCTGATGCAGCCGATGAATGTCCTCGACTACATAGTCCCGTCTCCGAAACTCTCCTACCCAGTATAGACAAACTATATTCATTTTATTTTTATTGGTACAAACAAATCAAACCCACTGTCATCTTCAAAATGGTTTATTTCCTCGTCAAATACATGTCCAAACTTATTTCTTTTATAGGTAAACACCCCTCGTTTCTCATTCCATACAGCCTCATTTGCATTCCTACATTTTCCATAATACATTTTCCCATCTATTAAATCCTTCTTAGGGATAGCCCCTGCTTCAATTAACTTTTCGATATGCCATATTGTTAATGGAATCGGAAGTCTTGGCACATCTGCCCAGCTTTCTATTTTTATCAAATTCTTCCAACTCATTATTGTTTCATTCTTTCCGGTTGAATCCATTCATCAACCTTTGTTTTATTAATTGGAATATTTACAAAATCAAAAAACGTCTTGATTTCTTTCTGGTCTTTCTGAGCTATTTTCTTTACATCTACAAAAAGACTATGTTTAACCACCCGTTTGGCTTCTCTTTGGCAAGCATGAAGGGCCACTATGAATTCTTTTTTCATATGATTCGGGCGCTTCATCATACCCGGGTGCCGGTTCATGCTATCCAGTATTGCCTGAGGACTCCTTTTCGGAAAGATCCAAAGAGCATTTGGGTATGCTCGATTCCAAAAATCAAAGAAAGTGAGTGTCCATGATGTTTTGACCAACCACCGTGTTTCCTGTGGTACATGGGTCTCAATCTCCCTTTTGACTGCGTGCTCATGTTGCAGCAAACTTCCGGGGAAAGGTATGGCCCAATTGTGGTAGTTCACCCGAAACCCTTCCCTTTTCATAATGTTTTTGATATCCAAATTTTCAACACCCAACTCAGGATTGGTGCCAGGGTAACGCGTCGTGCGTGTCCTGCCTATCCATATGTCGTGATAGTACAGCAAACCAGCCAACATGACCGTCCCACTTCGAGGTGGCCCCGCAATAAAAATTGGACTTTGGTCAATCAACTGTCCGTTCATTTCCATAACTCTCGTATTAATCTGTATCTACTGGCAGCCCGCAAATTTTTGTATTGGGCAAACATGCATAATATTATTTTCACACCTTCCGGCAAAACAAGGTGTTTGTCCTTTTTATTAAGACATTGCCCCAATTTCTTGATCCACTTCCTTGGGAATTTCTCAAACTCCCGAAAAGTAGTCTTCAAATAATCCTGATCACCACGGCATTGCTCCATCCAATGTTCCTTGCGTTTTATAAAAGTGTCCCATATCGGAAGTGTGACCGGATAATTATAAGATATGACAGATGAGTTATACCCCCGGCGTATGCCTGGATCCTTTGCATCCGTATTATCCACGAAAGAGTCACAAATAGCTATGTCTCCCTCAAAATTTATAAAAGGATCCAGGCTGGATAGGATCACCAAGTCCAAATCCAAGTACAACACCCTGCCTCTGCCAATTGGCAAATCATTTCGAAACAATTCCAACTTCGACCACCAACCCGGCAAGTTATACTTTAACGGGATGACCTTAACTCCTTTCATCTTGAATGGTATATTTGACAGGCATACAAATTCATACGGAACAGTCATATTTCTGGCAACCATATTCCGCATCTTCTCAACCCACATCTCTGTATACTTGGTATTCTCATACTTGGGAGCTGTGAAATGCCCTTTCCAAAAAACACAAGCAACTGTTATCATGTTTTCCATATATACCACACTTTATCAGGTGCTGTTTTAATATTATCTTCTCCAAAAAATTCATGGACAGCCTCAATCACTCCCGGGAATCGTTCATCGCCGTAATCATGGCCACTAATTAACCCCCCTTTTTTCACTTTCGGAACCCATAACGTAATATCCCGCAAACATTCCTCGTATGAATGATCGGCGTCAATGAATACAAAGTCCAAACTTTCATCATCTACTTTTTTTGCAGCCTTGTGGCTTGGATAGGGAAGAATGGTAATCCTTTCTTTAAACTTCTTTTTGCTCATTCTACGAAGCCACAATGCTTTCGCCTGTTGGCAAGTACAATACATAACTACATCTTTTGGAAGAGCAGCCGGGCCTGGATACCACGCTACTTCAACAAGGTGAAGTTCCCGATTTGCATCAAGAATCTCCATCGCTGTCTTCCCAGTCCCTGTACCTACCTCAGCACCAAACTTGAATTTGTGCTTCTGTATCATTTCCGTAAGAAAATCATAACGCTTTTTCATGAAAATTGATGTTTTATTGTATCAAACCACTTGTCGTCTTTTTCATATCCCCAATACTTCACTATTTCAAACAATTCCTCGCATTGGGTGAATTGATCATATATTTTTTCCAGATTTTGTTTCCATGATTCTATTTTTCCCATCTCTACCGGACGTGCCCCATTAAGTCTACGCCTTAACTTGACGGGAATGGTAAATTCATGGAAACGATCAAATCTGTTCTTGTATTCAAACTCAAAATAATTCCTCAACATCTTTTGCATCCCCAACGGATACATCACCAAATCTTCATACCGGCATATAAAAGGAGAATATTTCAACGTTCCCATCACCCACTCATGGATCTTAATAAGTCCTTCATTCGCTGGTTGATTACTATGTGTACAACGATCCCAATACATTTCATATTCCGGATCACCATTCAATTTGGAAACCAATATTGACCTGGGATCACGTACACAAAGAATAAATCCAACATCTGGGACGTGTCGGACAATCCAATCTGCCATTCTTACATCGGTTGGTCTTTTAGTTATCTTATCCACACCGGGAAATTGCATAGAAGCAGCGCGTGCCCTGAACTCCCGGTCATAGAACTGATAATCTTCAACCGCAACACTCAACATACAATATAATAGGGTAGTCCCACTACGTGGATACCCAAATACAACTATATGCTTATATTTGTTCACAATTTCACATCCTCTTTCTTGCATTCCCAAACATGTTCCACCTTTGTGTCTATCCAGTTTGGGATTAGTTCATCAATTGCCTTCTTTACTCCCTCAAAATTGGAGTCATGACCACAAAGTGTTCCATTTGACTTCAATTTCGGTGTCCATGCCCGAATGTCTTTTATCACCGATTCATACTCATGATCCGCATCCAAGAACACGAAATCCAATGTTTCATCCTCCACTTCATTCGCCATCTCCCAAGAAAGCCCTTTCAACACTGTGATCCGGTCAAGAAAAGGACCGATGACTTCATTAAATCTCCTCTTGTTCTTCTTGAAGTCATACCCCTTATATTGGGTACCTCCTCCTACTTCATCAGGTACCGGCCCCCAGAGGTCCACGGCGTACAAATGCAAATCATAATTGTGTTTCAGAAGCGATTTTGTCGTGGTACCAGTATGGCTGCCGACTTCAGCTCCTATTTTGTACTTTCTTTCCCGGATGATCTTGTTCAGCCAGTTAAATCGTTTCCCTAACTGCGTGGCAAGGGGAACAACAAATCCTTTTGTAATGCGTTTGGCTCCAAGTATTTTACAAACAGACCGTCTGGGAAATACATCAATTGCACTGTCCGGGCAAGCATTTATTATCTCAATATCCCGTTCCTTTGCATCCCGGGCAATCATTGGGAAACCATGCAGGTGCCGGGCAAATGGCAATTTCTTCGGCTCAATTTTCTTTCTGCGGGCCGTACCATATAACCCATGCCAGTGCTGTTTGTTATTCTCGTTGAGTTTCATATCAAACCCAAGCAGTATAATGCGTTTTGCACCAGCGTTTGCAGCGACACTTATTGCTGCCGCCCCGCTGTTTCCATTCCAGCAAACCTTGCCCTTGTTCGGACTAATGCCTTTTCCACGCTCCCTATCCCGTTGAAGATACTTGATCCTCTCCGGCGCGAACTCCTGTGATTTGAACTTCGGATGACATGTCACTTTCAAACCGGGAAACTTGGCCAATTGCTTCCTGTTTGCAATGAACCAACCTTTGTCTCCAAAAAATACCATATCAATCCAATCACCAATCAGGAAGGCAGCATTAACACCGATAACATGTTTATCATGAATCGGAGTCAAATACGGTGAATATGCACTTGGAGGCAATTCTTTCAATAACACCTTCTGTACAATATCATCCGGAACATTGAACTGCTTAGTTACGGATGGGCCTCCACCAATTATCCAGCATTCTCCACCTTCCCATATCTTAGGAACTTTCCAGGCGGGCATGTTCTTTCTGTTTTTACTGTAAATCCTTGATCAGATCAAGAGCATCATTTCGGTGAAGTGCTTTTTCATTCATCACCTTGTCATTCTCATCCACCACATCGTACCAAGTCGTAGTCCCACGCCTTTGCAGACGATACTCAGGTTTCACAGATACGACTTTGCCTTTGGCTGTCTCCTCTGGTATCTCCTCCAATGGAATAATTACATCCCGAAACTCTTTTGGTATTTCATGTGGAAATGCAAAAAACGTTTCATTTGGTTTAACTCTTCTTTTACCAAGCACAAAAGACCCCCCGCCAATCTTGCGAAATCTCACTTTTCCATCGGTGGACTTTTTCTTTGCTGTTCGTTTCATAATTTCTCAGTTTTAAAAAATCACTTGATTAGTGAATTATCTGAATTAACAGGTCATATGAACGATTCCTGTTTTACCATTCTGATCAGAACGAATCTGAGGAACTTGAATAGCCAGAACTTTGTATTTATGAATGAATTTACCTTCGGTAGTCCATTCAACATTCTGTATCCCCAATCCCTGTACCAGACGAACTACATCAGGAGTCATCTGTACCAACAGAACATTATCAGCCGGTAGCGTGTCAATGACTTTAACGCCCTTGATTCCTCCAATTTTCAAGATACGATCCCGAATAGTGGTTCCCGGAGTGGTGACATCATAGTCCTTATCCAAAACCGTCTCATAACCGGTAGGAATGTACAACATCCACGGTCCATAGTGCTTGTTATCAATACTGGTCTGTTTCATTCCAATCACCTCATTCAAGAGCTGAGTAGAAGATTTTGACGAATCATCCCAGTCAGTACCACAGGTATACGTATTCCTATCTGGATGGTTGACGTAACTATAAATAGTGTTACGGCTACGATCATCCGTTTCCCCAAACTGGTATGTGGTATTAGTGAAGAGCATATCTTCCAACTTCTGATTCACTTTACGAGCTGCACGCTCGGCCATTGTTGTGTCAAGCGGATTGCCCAGACTCCTACTTGCAGCCAACACACGAGAATTGATTTCGTAATCGGCATGAATAATAGGAATCGGCAGATAATTGTGCTGAAAATTAACTCTGTCACCTTCTGCCCGGGTTACCCCATCCATCGTGATATCAGCCTCCAAGGCATCACTCACGTCATGCCATTCGAGCACTGTGGTTCCCATCGCATTACCCAACGTGAAGGTAAGCCCATTAGAAATCAGATCCTGAACACCACCAAGACGTGTCTCGGCAATTTTCCGGATAGCATCATCCAACGATTTCCATTCATCCCTACGAAGGGTTGCGTGCGTTACCGGAACAGCCTGATAACTTGTCGGCTTCTTAGGATCTCCTCCTTTATACACCGTTATATAGGCTCTTCCTCTACTATCAATGTAAGGCTTCAAAGCACCTGGATCAAGTCTTCCTCCGCTGATAATCTCATTTGCGAAATTTCCTTGAACCTGTCCTCCTGGTCCTACAAGATCAACATTTACATCAGGTTTCATTTTTTCCTCCTTTCCTTTTTTACATTACACGAATTTTGATTCTTTGACGGCCTCTGGCAGCAGAAGACTCAGCACTGGATTTATGTGATGTGTCTTTGGCTTCCAGGGCCACTCCAATAATCTGGTTGGTGTAAATTGAAACATCTGCAACCAGTTCGGCGGACGATCCACCCTGTACGACGTCTGCCGTATGTGCCTGGAGTGCTCCCGCACCGTCTGATTCAAGGAAGTCCCCGATGGAAACATCCTGTCCTTCTGCCAACCAAGCATAAACCCATTCTCCAGTCTGGGCTACCCAGACCTGAACTTTGTCGTCAGCAGAATAGTCATCATCAATGTCATTACCCTGGAGCTCGTCTTCCAAAGCGAACAGCCTTTCGGCGTTCTGCCCGGCATCCGAATGAGCCTGAACCTCACCAGCACTGGTAAGTTCCAAAAGTTCACCCGGAGTAATTGCCGATACAGCCGTATACTCCTCGATAATGTCTTGATACTTCTTGATTTTAATCGTATGTAAAGCCATGTTTTACTCTCCTTTCTTTTCTTTAGATTCAGCTTCATTTTCAACGATTGGCGGATACAAGAGTTCTTCATCGCCTTCCTGACGTTTGTTGTTGTCATTCAGACTGAAATCAGTATTCTCTTCCGTCTTTACAGAATTGAAAACACTTTCCAATGTATCCAAATCCATTTCTTTCAGTTTATCCTCACTCCAAGTACCTTTTTCGGTATTGTCAAGAATAACTTTAGTTAGCTTTTCACGATGGGCCTTCTGCAATTTCAGCCC